AAACAGAATAACTAAACTTTCTACCTTCAGTTGTAATACCATCTGATTTTTGTAAATCACCATAAGTATAATAAGGTGTATCTTTTGTAAAAATTCTACAATATTCAATTCCAGCTTCAGTACCATCGGAATCATTTTTATATGATAACACTTTTGAACCTTTTGTAATTTCTTTGTATCCATCGTTAAACACTTTTGATACTTGATTGATTGCAGTACCTACATGTTTTAATCTAGTCCCACCTTGTACGGTATCTGCCGCATCTATTAATCTTTGGGTATCATCTAATATTGAACCTTCTTTAAATTTAATATCCGTTGATTGATATTTTTCATAATCAGGTTTAATTACATTATATTCTTTATCTAATGATTTTACACCACCTCCAACACCTACTTTAAATCCAGCATTTGATTTGTATTTTGGTGATGTCCAAACAAATTGTCCGGCAATACCACCACCATCAGTAAGTGCTTTACCAGCTAAACCATTTTGAATTTTATTTTGGTTACCTTCATATAATATTCCTAACTCTTGTGGTCCATAAACAATAGTATTAATTTGTTTTCCTCCTGGTCCAACTGGTAATTGGTTTGCTGGCGAATCAATTTTAGATGGTTCTGCTTCTGGACTACCAACATAGTAACCACCAGTATTTGGTTTATCCGGATCTAATATTCTATCTAAACCAGTTGTAATTGTTTGTATTGGTCCTCTAGGATATTTTGGTCTATATTTGTTATAATCTAAAGATGAAAATAAAATTGATCTTTGACCGTTACCAGTATTTTGTACAAAAGTTTCTGATGGGTTTCTAAAGTTATCTAAAACTGGACCCAATAAACCACCAGTAAGTGGATTAATAACATTTAATGCTTTTTCTAATTTTGGTGCTTGTATATTTACATCATTAAAATAATCACCTGGAATTAATGATGTTGGGAAATATGTTCCAGTTAATCTATTTGCTAAACTAACGGTAGCTCCTAATGGATTTTCAGGTTCTGTAATTTTCCAATTCTTTTCAACAAAAGGTTCTTTTCCTGCGGCAACAAGGGCTGCTGATGCTGGATCTGTTAATGAATCTAGGTTAACACGACCTATTGTATTTTGTGTTATCTCGGCAGCAATTCTTTCTTCAAATAAACTTTTTAATCTACTAGCACCAATTCTTGCTAAGTATGTATCTTGTGATAAAGGACCATTTGATCCAGTTGGGTTTTGATTAAAAATTAAATCATATGTTGAATATGAAGATGCTACAAATGATGATGGATCCCAATATGGTTGGTATAATTTAGGGCTTCCAACAACATCTGTAATCTCAACTAAATCACTATAGCCACCTTCCGGTCCGTATACGTTTTGTATATATGCCGCATCAATAAAAAATTCATTAATTAAATCCATTTGGGTGTCATTTGGACCATAAGGTCCTTTGTTTGACTCAACCGGATATGGTGCACCTGGAAGTGTGTATTTTCCTTGGAAGCCACCTTCAGGACCATATTCGTTTAATGGATATAAAGAATTTGCTAAATTATTTGTTGAGATCAATGTGTCTGGAGAATCTACAACACTTGTTACTGTCAGATTTGTTTCGTAGTTTGTATTTCCGCCGCCAGGTGAAAAAACTCCAGGTACAGTATATGGTGACAAGTTTCTTGCTATTAACTGATTTCTAAAGTTTGACGATGAAGAAAAAGATAAAGTACTCTCTGACATTTTGTTTTATTTGATAAATACTTTTAATTTTATTTTGCCATACCACTAGAGTTTGCGACTTTGTTAATACCATCATTAATTTTACTCATAACAGCAGGATCATTTGATATTTCACCAATTACAGATTCAAACATTGTTCTAAAAGAATCTTTTGTCATATTACTTGACTCACCTTTTATATCAACACTTGCATTTAAATTAACAGTATTATTTTGACTTGTTTCCGTACCTTTGTTAAGACCAAACAATGAACTAAGTCCTTCTCCACCTTGACTTAAAAAATCAACTAGAGTTTTAGAAATATTTGATTCACCGGGTTTAACACCACTTACATCTTTATATTGATCAAGTATTGCAAAGTTTACTCCTTCTACCATTTTTTTTAAAGCGTCAACACCTCCAGTTGCAACACCACCAGCGCCTTGTTTTAGTAAATCAGGTAATTTACTAAAAATTTCAAATGCGGCTTTAAAATCACCTTGTGTTATTCCTTGAACAACACCTTCTTCTAAGTTAGAAGCAATTGGTGAGACAGTTCCTCTTACATTTTCAGTTGTAACTTTTTTGGCAACAACACTAGTTACAGTTCTTCTTAATTCATTTGTTAAATTTGTCATTCTTTGTACGGCTCCTGTAGATGCTACACCCATTGAAATTCCTTGCCCAGCACCTTTTACTGACATTGAAATTTCTTCTAATACATGTAATTGATCTCTAGCAAGATCTTCGGCGGTTTTATTTTGATTAGCTTGTTCTTCTTTTAATTTTTCTAATTGTTCAGCCGTTAAATCTTCAACAGCAACTTCATCAGTGCCACCACCTTCTTTTGCAATTGTTACCATAGCTCTACCATCTTTCATTTGAGCCATGTTTGCAATCAACATTTTATCTTCTTCAGATGCCGCAAAACCAGGAAATCTGATCTGACTCATCTTCATACTTAAATCAGCACTCTTTATTGACATGTTTGCAAGTTCATCGGCATTCATACCGAGTGACTGTGCGACTTCTCTTAATTGTAATTTAGCTCCTGGTAAAATTTCAAAACCAGATCCGTCAGCTTTTAATCTTGTAAATTGTTGAGAAACTTTAACCATTTCATTTTGTAAGGCGGCAGGATCATTAAGTGCCATGTCCATAGCTGATAGTGGATCAAGTAATGCACTTGACTGAACACCTAATCTTTGTAATGCAGATGAAAACTCAATTGCTTTTTCTGGGTTCATTAGATCTTCAGCTTTATTTAATACTTTTTCCATATTTACACCCAACATTTTAGATTGAGCAACCATTTTTGTTAACCCTTGAACGCCATTTTCAAAATTAAAAAGATTTAAATTTTTAAGATTTGCAACTAATTCACCAGTGACAGCTTTTACGTTAACACCAACACTTTTTGCGTAATTTGCAGCTTTTGCCATTTCATCTCCAACGTCGGCTAAATTAAACCCAACATTTTTAAATTTATTTGCTAAATCTCCAGCTTCTGTTCCTGATATTTTTGCAGCAGAACCAATTTCTACAATTGTTTCTTTTGTAAGAGTAGTGTTGACACCCAATGTTTTTGGGATACTCTCCATTATTTCTAGGGTTTTTTCTTGACTAAATCCTAACTTAGTCATTTCGGGTACTGCATCGGCAATCATTGCTCGAAATTCCGCAGCTCTTGCTCTTCCGATACCCATACCATTTCCAAGGTCTTGAGCTCCTTTAATTAAAGTATCAACACTTTCACCAATACCTTCAGGTGAAAATGATTTTGCAAAATCTGCGGCAGCTTCTGCTAAATCAACAAAAGGTCCCGCACCCTTAAAACCAGCTTCAGTAGTTGTTGTATCAACTGGTGTTTTTGTTTTTGTTTCTATTTCTTTATCTTCACCTTTTTCATTTCCTTGTGATAAAGCATACTCTGCGGCTCTTTTTTCTTCCTTGGTTAATTTATCATAAGTTTTACCCAATAATTGTGCGTATTCCTTAAGTTGTTGTATTGATAAACCCATTTTAAGTTTTTATGATAAATATTTAAGGTTGAGTTTTTATAGTTAAATCATCCACCAATTTATTGATAAGATATTTTCTAACATATGTTGGTATACGTAAAAATTCACTATACTGCATACGAAGATATTTTGCTAAATAAAAATACTCTTCATTTAAAAAAGGAATATAACTAGAAGAAAGGCCGAAAAAATTCCACCCCAAAGGCGATTGTAACATCTACCTTTTCTCCAGACGGGGCTATAACTGAACGGTTTAAGTCAAGTCTTGGTTCATTTTCTTTCATGAATTTTCTTATGAATTTTGAGTCACCTATTGGCATGTTCTGACAAAACAATGCAATTTCTCCTTGATCGGTATTACCATCAATTTCAACAATCATTTTACTTAATCTTGTTGTTACGATTGGTGCGGCATAACCTTTTGGATACATTTCCACAATATTATCTATTGCAATCGTATCCATTAAACTTAAAAGTCTTAACTTAACATTTGAACCTGACATTGGAAGTTTAACAGAATAAAACCCATCTTCGCCCGGTTCAACCTTTGATTTGTTAATATTTAACTCATCCAACATTACTGAGGATTCAAATGATTGTTTTGTTTTTGGATCTGTTGTCACAACATTATATTCTGGACCAAAAGATGTGTTTCTTAAAAATAATAGAATTGCCTCAACATCGCCTTCCAAAAGTTCTTCAGGTCTAATGTCCGGTTCATAAATTTTACTTCTTAGAAGTGGAATAACAATCGCTTCATTAATTGACTTTCTTCCATCCATGTTGGCTAATATGTTTTCATCACTAGCCGTTAAATAACCAACCTTAATAGCTTTTTTTCTTGATTTATAAAAAATACCACCTGAAGGTAACGGAACTATATCGTGTGGTAATGTGAAATTTTGTTGTCCGTAATTTATTAAATCTTGATCCATAATTTTATTTTTATTATTATTTTATAGCATAAAAAAACCGCATACTAATTAAAGATATGCGGTTAATATTAAAAGTAAATTTATTTTAGTAAACAAGGATACATCTATCCATAACAATTGTTGAAGTAATTGTTGCGATCTCATCACCACCATATTTTAGTGATCCACCATCGTAACCTTTTAACCAAGCTCCTTCTAAAATCCATTTCTCAACAACAACTCCGGTCGGGTCTAACATTTCAAGATCCACGTTTTTCTTGTAACCAGCAGCATAACCCATACGACCTGTAACAGACTCAGCACAAGTTCTAATCCATTCCATAACAGCTTGAGTTGCTGAAGGACCGATTGGATCTCTAAAAGTCACAGCAAGTTCACCCCAGGTAAAGTTACCAGCAACATAAGTTTCAGTATTTAAGAAAGGAATCTTAACTGAATTTATTGATAATTTAGGTCTTGACGTACTTTCAACGTACCACTCATTGATTCCCAATGATGAAGGAAATCTTAAAATCCATCTATTGTTACGTTTCGGTTCGTAAGGAATAGGCATTTTCATTAATAAATCAGCCATAATTTTATTTTTTTTTAATTTTTATTTTATTTTGTTTTTATTATAAATATAGGTTGGATAAAAAAATTTCTCTTTACTTTCGTTTTTTATCAAATATTCTTCTATTATATAATAACTTAATATATTAATTAATATAATCTTTTTTTACCTCCTGCTGTTAAATAAGTTTTTAATATATTATCATCTTTTTTATCAAAATGTTTTTTCATACTTTCTATATTTCTTACATCATCATCTGAAAATCCAATAAAAGGTGTAAAATAATTTCCTATTTTATTTTTCATAAATGCTTTTTTCTGTAGTTGGTGTGACATTCTTTTAACATATCTTATAAACTCCTCCATTGCATCAATTTTTCCTTGTTCAGGATTTGTTGCCGATCCTTCTCCGAACGAAACTGGATGAAATCTACACATGTCTAAATAACTTTTAATAAGTTCGTCATTTGACATATCGTCTTCATCTGCAAGATTTCTATATTTTTTTAAATTTTTAACCAGTTCAGTTGAGCTTAATCCATATTTGTTACTTTTAATTAATCTGTATACAGCTTCTTTTAATATTGAAGGTGTATGTCCTCTTGCTGTAACGATTGCAAAAATTGACCCTTTATTAATCGCTTCCACAAAATCATCCCAGGCCGGTCCTATTGGTGCTTTCATTGAGTCTTCTAAAAATTTCCTATCACCGGTAACTCTAAAATCCCTAAAAGGTTCTTCATCAAAACCAACAATTGTATGACCTTCGTATTTGAAATCTTTTTTTCCAATGTCTGTTCTATGTTCAGCAAAATCTTCAGTTGACATTCCGACACTTCTACCTTTATTGTCTTTTAAATAAATTTTTGTTGGCATAAACATAAGATTATCATCCCAATCAAAAGCATAGTATTTCATTACAGGTGAATTTTGGTCATCTATAATTTCATTAATTAATCTTCTAACTATTTTTTTGTAATTCATATTAATAAATATTACGTTAAATAAAAAATGGGGATCACTGACCCCCATTTTCCTATTTTTTTAAATTTATCATACATCTTCAAAAGAAGCTCCAGTTGGAGTAATAAAGAATGTAATGTCAATAAATTCAAGAGATCTTGTTGGTTTGATATAGATTTTACCAACTAGTTGATTTCTATCTAAATCTTCAGTGTCACTTGATACAGTAACTCTAAAGTCATATAAACCTCTATCTCTTCTGATTGCATCTAAGATTGGGTTAACCGCATTCAAGAAATCTTGTCTTACTTGTTCATCGTTTTGGTCAAATAACAACCTTACTGAAACTGCAGATATTAATTTACGAGCTTGTAGTAATAATCTTCTTACATTGATTCTATCAAGAGCAGATTCTCTTACTTGTAGAGTTTTGTTACCCCAGATTACGGTACCTACATCTGCAAACGTAGCAATTGGGTTTAATCTACCAACATAAAGTACGTCTCTGTCTTCTTGTGTTAACTTCTTACGAGCTTTAATTGAATTTACAATACCACGAGTATATCCTGCTGCTGCAAACCAAGGGAATGCTATATTATCAGTAAGTGCTAAGTTTCTTGTAACTTCAGCCGTTGCTGGAATATAGATTTGTGTATTGTTTACACTATCTCTTGTTAATACCCAAGGGTAGTAAGTTGCTGTGTAGTTAGAATCAATTCCTGTTGTTTCTAAATTATCAACAGCTTCTTGAGGGTAAATTAAATTATCACCTTCAGTTGTTGACGCTACAAACATATTGTAGTCAGGAGTTGTTGCAATATACAATGAATCAGCTCTTTCATTTTCAATCATATCAATCGTTGATTCAACTAAGTCACTGTTATTTACATAATCAATTCCTGGAGATACAAATACATTGATGTTAACAGCTTCTGGATTTGCAAACGTTTTAATACCTAACAAGTATGCGTAGTAGTCAGTGTTTGCATAATCAACAGTTCCATCACCGATTGTGATTTGTTTGAATGCTCCCCATCCTTTAGCGTTTGGATATCTATCTGATACACAAGCACCATTAAGGAATCCTTGACGACCTAAAACAAATCTATCACCATTTGTTCTGTATTCTCTATAGATATCCCATCCATCAAATCCGCCATTAACAAGTAAAGTGAATTTTCTTGAGAATAATCTATAATATGGACTATTAATATCTGTTGGTTCAGAAGAGAAAGATGCCGCGCCTACATAATATTTTGGTGTTCCACTTGTTGCAAATCCACTAGAAATTGTAATACCACTAGCGAATTGGTCCATATGGAATCCTCTTGTTCTGTAAGCCCATTCACCACCTTCTAAATCACAAGTTGTTAATGGATTTCTTTTTCCTTTATATTCAAAGAAACTTGTATCAAAACCAATACTATTTGAGAAACCAAGGTAAGTTCTTCTGATATTATCACCTGAAGACACTATAGCGTCATCGCCACCTGAAGATAAACCAAATGGTGGGTTATAAACTACTTCACCTGGGAAATCATATTTAGTTTTATAAATTGGGAATGGTGATCTAGCTCCAGCGTATTCTCTGAAAGTATAACCCTCAAATCCACAAGGAATTGAATCAACTGGTGCATCCTCATTTATCTCAACCATTATGTATTTTGAGTTTAACTCATATTCACCATCTAATGTTCCGATCTTTTTAGCAACAAAGTTGTTTTGTGATGGGTCCATAGAACAGTTTGTAAATTTCTCAATTACAACTGGGTTTGAATCAACATCGTAATAATCTCTAACTAATATATCAAATGTTCTATTTGCAAAAGACAAATTAATAAATGAGATTTTTACTTCAGAGTTTGCATTGTTACCATCAGAAATTGTATAGAATTTGAAAAGGTTAAATGTTTTTGTTCCTCTTAATTCTGAAACAACCCATGGTGAACTTGGAGATTGATATTTGTCCAAATACCACCCAATAGATTGTGGACTTTCACTTTGTGCCGAATCTAAACTAATTAAGTCAGAACTTAAACCTCTGATGAAACCTTTTCTCCAACCATAATTTAAAAGAGCTTGATATCTTTCTTCTAAGAATAATGGTGTAGATTGTCTTGGTTTACCAAAGTTAGTTCCACCAAATACTTTTGCAACATATTGTGAATCAGATTGTGCAAATGAAGTCTCAAATATAAAGTTTGTTCCAGAATCATTTGTTACATTAATAGCGAATGGTAAATATGGGTTTTTAAGAACACCAACATATTGACCAGTCATATTTAAATTAACATTTGAAATGTTAGATACTTCATAAACAGGGTTATTTCCATCTGAATAAGTTGCAATACCTCTTGATCTTAATGTTCCAACAACTAAATCGTCATAATCATTAAATGGTGTTCCACTGTAGTAATACACTTTAACTCTAACTGTTCCAGAAAAACAATCAACATTAACCGGAGTTGGTGTTGGAGTTGGAGAAACAAATGGTGTTGGTGTGATACAAGGATTTACCGGAGACGCTGATGGTGTTGGGGTTGGTGTCAATGTTGTAGATGTTGTTGTAACAGGTACAATCATTTCTAAATCTTCAACATATGTAAAGAATGAGAATCCTGAATATGAACCACCACCAATATTATCAAATAATGAGTAATACCAAGCATCGTTGAAAGGTGATGTATAGTCTGTTAAATCACTTGAAACAGAAGGCACATCAAATACATTTGTTTCAGCAGAAAATACTGTTGATAACGTATCATAGTCTTCTCCCCAAATTGATCCAAAATAACTAATTGTACTATCTTTCGCAGTGTAAGGATCAACACTTGTAATTACATCACTAATTAAACTCTTAATGTCATTATCAAGGGTATCAACTGTTCCGTCAAAACTTTCATACTGCTCATCAAGGATACTTTCAATTTCACTTGAAAAACTTGTTTCAAATGTAATTGTATCAGTACCACTTGTACATCCAGTAAATGTTACAGTATAAGTGATAGCACTTGGGATAACACAAATTGTGTCACATACATTAGTTGGGTCTGTTACCGCACTGAAACAAACGAAATCAACAGTTGTTGGATCTACGTTTGCTTTTGTAACAATAGACCAAGACGGTCCAGCATCATAACCAGATAATCCAAGGATTCTTGTTACAAATAATTGATTTGATTGTTGTAAATAAGCT